AGTTGGATCGGCATATCTTTGACTGAATTCTTGGAAAGAGAACGAACGGTGTCTTAGTAACTGACGACCGATATCTCTTGTTGTATCTATTTCTAAACATGCACTGACCATCTCTAATGGAGACCAATGTTGATGTTTAATTAGATACTTAACGAGCTTCTCAGAAGTAGCTTCGTTGATTTGGTTGCCGGGGTTTGATACCCTAGCACAATATGCAACCATCTGCAAGAGGTCGTCTGACAACTCGCTACCTGCAGGTGGTTGACTATATGATATAATTTTCACACTCATCATGTTATGATTTAGCCTTCTTTTTGCACCAAAGTGTAGATTCCCCAAGCTAGTCCTGCCCAAGCAAGTAGTTTAGCGATTCCCCCAAATAGAATTACTCCACCGCATACTGCGATTAAAGTAGCTCCGTCCCATGTGGTTCTTTCGGGTAGTCTATCACTAACCCAATCTTTTAACATATCCATATATTCTCCTATATATTAAAGTCTGCAAACGTGTCTTTGTTTTCCCTATCGCCCCACGTTGCAATTGGTTTATCGGGGATAGAACTGCCGTCACCCATAATATCAGCTTGGGCAGATTCTTCAACATCATATAACTTCATGCGGGAACGATCCACACCAATAACAAATCTCTTGTAACTGGTCGGGTCGTTATATCGGTTCTTCAATTGTTTCACCATTAATTGGCCCAGTTCTTCTAGTTCCTCTGTAGATATAAGAGCAAACATAAGATCGGCCGTTGCCGGTAAACCAAATGATTCCGATGTGTCCTCTAATCCGACATCAGTATTACTAAATCCTGACCTAGTAGTCTGTGTTGCCGAAAGTATAGGAACATTAAACTCTACAGCAAGACCACGCATTTCTTCAGCAATGGCTTTGATGTAGGTATAACTATTTATACTACCACCCATACCTTTCATACGGCTTGATGCGCATATATTAAGGTAGTCAATATAAATCATATCTGGCTTAAAGTTCTTTTTAAGCTTCAATTCATTAAGTAATGCCCTAAAGTGTCCCGTGTGAGCAGAACCAGTGGGGTATTCTTTAATGATTAGTTTACCAATTGATGCCTGTGCAATCTTTTGTATCTTGGTATCAAAGACATTCTTCGGTAGATTCTCTAACTGTTGAATGGGTAAGTCCATAAGATTAGCATCAATGCGTTCTGCAATCTTTTCTTCTGCCATTTCCATGGTGATATATAAAACATTCTTACCTTGTTGTAGCACCGAGGCTGCACAATGACACATGAAAAGGGATTTACCCACGCCTGTACCTGCAAGACAGATATTCAAGGTCTTATTAGGTAAACCACCCTTTGTAATCTTGTTAAAGTAATCCAAGTCAAATGGTACTCTTTCTTCGGTTCTATTATAGAACTCGAAACGGTCATCAGAATTGTCTATATAATCATGGCCGATGGCTTGATCAAATGATACACCCAATGCTTTGGATAATATTTCTGGTATAGCACCATCGGTTTGGTCTGGACTCTTACCATCAATAATCTGGATTGAATCCATTATGGCATTATATACTGCTCTATCTCGGCACCACTTCTCTGTCTCAGCAATCATATAGTCTGTATCAATATCAGTTTTGACATTGATTTCATTGACAAGCTTTGCCGCATTGTTCAGTACATCATCGGGTGCTTGAATCTTTCTAAGCTCTAGGTCAAGAACTTTACCTGTAGGTAATTTGTTATTCTTAGCAACAAACTTTACTATGAGGTCAAATACTGTAGTATGAGTACCATCAAAGTACTCTTTCTGTAGGTATGGTATTACCCGCCTACAGTATTCCTCATTATTGAGTAGGTGACTCAGTATGTGAGTCGGCAGTTGATTGGATATGTCCATTTGTTTCCTTCGCTTGATCATTAATTATACTTGTCAGAACATCGCCTAAATAGTTCTTAAATTCTTCCGAATTCTCTAGGTCGTCTATATTTCTAGGGCCTGCATCTTGGACATCATATGTAAACGATAGAGTTGCCATTCCAAGGGTTTCATCTTCTTTGATAGAGACAGTGCCATATACGACAACTACACCAGAGTAAGGAGAATCGTTTCTAAACTTAATTCCCCAAAACTCTGACGAGGCATTCTCTACATAGGTATAATCATTAGGTTCTATGTAATTATCCATTAGTCCGTATACTCAATTTCAGGATCAAAGTCAATGAGAGACTTATGTCCGATCTGATACTGCTTGATTAGGAACTCTCTAAACTTCTCTGTGCCTAGAATAGGTTTCCAGAATTCATCAGTCTTGGTATCCTTCTCCCTAACTTTAGGATCTACTAGTTCACCAGTTTCTTGATTAACAACTTGATACCAACCGTTAGAAGGTTTAAAAACAAAGCCACCGGCGATAGCAATATCAAGAAGACCACTGTTACGTTCAACACCACCGTCCCAAGAAACCGATACGGGAATCTTAGATTTTTCTTTAACCATTCGTGACTTTTCAACATTGATAACAAAATCATAACCTGTAACTTCCATTCCTTTCTTGTTCTGTCTACGACCCAGAATCCAGATATTATCTGCTGAGTAGTAGATACCTGTTCCACCCGATACAACTGCTTTAGGGAATAGACCCATTTCTTGATATGTATGATTGACTGCTAATAGAGCCACATCTTTCATAGTTAGGTAAGGTGTAACCATACGGAATAGACCCTTGATAGCTTTGGCACGAGACATATCAGCAACTGATTTCTCATTCAAGGCGTCTTCTAGTTCTTTCTTAGAAGCAAGGTTACCGATAGAATCAATGATAATAATGACTTTGTCTTTACGTTCAATTTCATCTAACTGGTTAACTAAATCAAACTTTAGCTGTTCTACATCAGTAATGGGCGTGTGTAGTACACGTGTGGTGTCAATACCGAATGCTTCAAAGTATGACTGTGGTGAACCAAACTCGGAATCATAAAATAACAACACTGCATCTTTATGTTCTTTAAGATATGCTCCAGCCATTAGTAAGGCGAACGAGGTCTTAAAGTGTTTACTCGGACCTGCTAATACCGTAAGTCCAGATGTGAGTCCACCTTGTGGGTCACCCGAGAGCGCCACATTAATCATAGGTACTTCTGTTTGTACCATGGTTTTCTCACCAAAGAAGATACTATCAGCTAATACAGCCGTAGTTTTGATCTTTGAATTCTTTTTAAGTTTATCCATTATAGACATTAGTATTTTCTCCTAGGTTGAAAGGTAGCTGACATACGCATCTCCCTCTTGGTTCTTGCTTTGGCCTCTGCTTTCTTACGCTTTCTCTTAGCAGTAGGCTTTTCATAGAACTCCTTTTCTCTTACTTTCTGTAAGGTTCCAGCTCGTTCTACAGCTTTCTTAAATTTCCTAAGTGCTACATCAAATGGTATTTCTTTTGGTGGTCGTTTGTCCTTTGGATTCCTATTGGGTCTTGGACGTAAATCAATGCTTGGCATGTGTTCTCCTGTTAATTAATAGTATATATTATACTACACTTTGCGCCGTTTGTAAAGTGTTTTCTGCAACTCTTTTTCTCAAATCAGAAGTTGAAAATCTGTGGTCACGTTTGTTGAAATAGAACTCTATGTCTCTTTGTCGACACAAGTCCTTACCTGTAAACTCTTTATCCCTATACTCTTCACCCATAATTTTAACATGGATCTGATACATACCAAGGATGTCTAATAGCTCATCTTCGGTACTATATACAAGGATTTCATCTACATATTTGATAGCAGCTAGTTGTGCTTGTCTTTCTACTATGTTTTGTACTGGTTTGTTTTTCTCCGGTCTATCCACTGAAGGATCGACCTGAAGTGCACAGATTAGATAATCACATGCAGACTTCGCTTCTCTTAGCATGGCAACATGACCTGCATGTAACAGATCAAATGTTGAACACGTTATTCCTACTTTTTTCATACTTGCTCCATTACTATTTCGCACTCTTCTAAGAATGGTCTTCCGTAACCCTTCGATGCTCTATAGTCGTGATGGTAGAAGACCTTAGTTATACCACACTGGTATATTAACTTAGCGCACTCAAG